CTTGCAGACCAGTTTCGCCCACAGGTCCGATATCGCCCTTATCGCCTTTGAGTCCTTGAAGACCTTGTAATCCCTGTTCTCCAGTCTCGCCCTTTTCGCCTCTATCACCGTCTTTGCCATCAACGCCGTCACGTCCGGATTCTCCGTCAGCACCGGCAGTTCCGGTTTCACCTTGAAATCCTCTTGCACCTTGTGGTCCACGTTCGCCACGATCTCCTTTCTCTCCATCAAGACCCTGAAGCCCGCGCATGGTCTCAACTTCATTAATGATCTCAAACCACTTATTTTCTAATTGCTCTACTGTTTTTTTAGTATGCGCTATAGCAAAGGCTGTAGTAATACCAGGACCAATCTTACTCATTAAGCTTACTCATATACCTAGTCATCTCTTCAATCAATTCATCTTCACTTGTAGGTATATATGCTTCTTCTTTCTTTTCCTTTTTCTTCTTAGCGTCTTCTGCATCCTTCTGACGCTCTGCCTCACTCTTAGGCTCTACCACCTGCACTGGTGTAGGCTCAGGAGGCGCGTTCTGTGCTTCAGCTTCAGCAGCAGCTTCTTCTTCAGGATCTGGAATATCACCAGCAGAAATCTCTTTGTCAATATCTTTCTGCATTTTTTCAATGTCATCATCAGTAAACATAAGAACGTTTCGCATGACCCAATCTTTACTGAAGTATTCACCTACATACTGAGTGACTTCGTTCATCAACCCAACACGATTCTGAAGAATCTCTGCGTCTTTTAATTCTGCAAAATGATTGTCTTTAATGTAATCAACATAGATATCGTCTTTCCATTCTTCCCAATCTTGAGCAGTAATGATACCTTTGAGGATCAACTGCTTCTTGAGAATACCTAGAAACACGTTACCGAACCTACGACGAAGCCTATCAATAAACTTCTGAAACTTTACTTCGTCTCGTGAGATTTCTGTTGAACGACCCAAAGAAAACTGGGCTTCTTGCTCTAACCTATTGACAGGCACATTCAAACTGCGATATAATCTCTTTTGGAAATATACAACATCGTCTATCTGCCCTAGATTATCACCGCCCGGCAATGTCTCGATCTGTGTACCACGACCATTTTCTCGTCTAGGTAACCAGAAGTCTTCAAGCATAGACATATGCTTTCGATCATCTTTGATCTGCCCAGTAGACGCATCATAGACCAGTTTGTTACGATACTTGGTCATGATATCTTTCATGTATTGATCAGCCTTACCACGAGGCAAGCTACCAACATCAATATAAAAGATACGTCTTTCGGGTGCTCGTGCTAAACGATAGATGACCAACGAGTCTTCCATCATTCGCAACTGATTGATAGGCTTTAATGCTTTATGTAAGTGTGATATAACTTTCTTTTTGGATTCGTCTAGCAAGCCAGAAGTTACATAACTAATCGCATCAGTAGACATCTTAACACCTTGAACGGTGTTGCTTCCTGGCTTCTCTTCATAGATGTAGTATTCTTCAATATTATCTACAATTTTAACACCCGTCTTAGGATCTTTCTTGTACTTGACTTCACGAACCTTACGGATCTTAGCTGAGTCAATGTGTCGAATCTCTTGAATACCAGCTTTGGTATTAGCTTCGTTGACTAGAAGATGATGGACAACTCGACCATCAATATACCACGACCTATAAATGTCGTGCCCTAAATCATTGAACTTAAGAAGCCCAACAATGTTATCAAACTCTTCTTGAATCTGATCTTTAATTTTCTTGGGTGCTTCAATCTCATCTAGCTTCAGTTCTACCGAAGATTCTAATTCTGAAGCGACGATAGATTCACTGACAATTTCATCAATAGCCATATCCACTTCAGGATTCATGGACACACCACGATAGCGCATTATAAGCTGTGCGTTATCTTTCGATTGATCACCATCTAAATTAATATATTGCCCATATGCACCAGCACCAGTACTGATATACCCTGCGGCATCAGCATCAGTAGGAGGCACAATAGAAGGGAGCATTTTCTGCTCTACTTTCTTAGACCGTTTTAATTCAAATCCAAATAATTTGAGTAATGCGTTATCGTTGTCTGCCATTCTTTTTCCTAATAATAATAACAAGGGTGCCCGTAGACACCCTGTTATTTAGTCTACTATTAACTAGTAGTATTTGACTCCCAATACTGGTAAGTGAACACTACATCGAATGTTTCGACTTCACCACCACCATCATATGTTAATCCAATATCACCAACAGATGTTGGAAAAGCACCACGAATGTTATACCGCTTGATTACAGACTCATCACGATCTAATTGATCAATGATAAGATCCGTTTGATAATCAACAGGATTAGTGATACCAGTGTTGGCTGAGTGACCGTTAATGCCATTCATCCAACGTTCCATAGAATCACGAACTTCAAAACCGGTATCATTTAAGATAGTGACGGTCCATGGTTCGAAAGTTCTATCACCTGCAACATTCAGAATTCTGCCTCTGAATGGTACAGGAGTTGCTTCAACAGTTGAAGCGGGTAACTGCGCTGCACGACACATGAAAGATGTTAATTCAACATCTCCAGAGGCGTATGCAGGAAAGTTAATGGTTGCTTTGAACAAATTTGGTCTAGCACCACCACCCCGCAGTTTTGATTTAAAGTCATCGACTCCTAAAATTGCCATTACTTATTTCTCCTTGTGGTGTTAAGCCAGACCTACCACTTCATCAAAGTCAACGCCGGTACGAACTGCTACGAAACTCAAGGTTACGTAGTTGATAGAACGTGCTGGTTTAACATAGATGTCAGCGACAAATTGGTTTGTATCAATTACTTGTGCCGTATTGTTTGTTTCGTCACAAACAACTCGGAAGTCAGTAATCCCGCGTCGACCCTTGATTTCTCTCAAGAAGGGTTCAACAATGTTAACGAATTCCGCTCGTGTGAATTCATCATTGAATTCGAACATTACGTTCTGAGCGGCAGCTTTAATAGATCGTTCCATGACTAAGAATAGTCTTCGAACATTGATCCTATCAAAGGCTGAAGGACGTGCTAGTTTAGTCTTATCACCAAAGAGCAAGATGCCTTGTCCAGGTAGATTTACGACTGGGTTAACACCAGCTTTATATAACGCATCACGTTGTGACTTAGTGGCATTCCATGCAAGTGAAGATACTCCGAAGTATTGCCCGCGTCTGTTACCTGCTGGTGAGAACCAAGGTGCAGCAACAGCATCAGTAGACGCCATTATGCCAGCAGTAGAAGAAGCCGAAGGAATATAAACATACTTGTCGTTATACTTATCATACACTTTAAGGAAGTTATTGTCAACTACCAAATAAGATGATGAAGCAAGTGTGTTAGAAAACGCTGTTATACTAGAGGTGATAGTAGAGGCATTTTGTACACTGATCACATCTTCCCTTGCAGGCGAAGCAACAACAATACAATCCTTTCGCAATTTCTCAGCAGTCGTTACTAGATCATTGACCATAGTAGTTTGTGAAGCAGCGGTAGCCATACTAGGAGCAATCAAGAAATCCACTTGAATTGTATCTGCATCTTCAAATGTATCAAAACCAGTCTGATAGTTTGCAAGAGACAATACGTTGCTCTGTGCTCCACCGTTGAAACGCTGTGTGCGTGTGGATTGTGCAACTAAACCGGTAACAGTACTGTTAGTGAAAGCAGAAGCAGCCACGTTCGTAGGTCGTTGAGCATCAATATTAGCAGCCCAGACATACTCAGACTTGTTGTTTAAAACATCAAGTACAAAGTTGCTCGATCCTTCGGGCGTCTTAGCATCTGTTGCTAGAGAAAGATACGGCCACGTTTCCAATACAGTACCAGGAGTACCTGTGAAATCGCCACCCCTATCTATGACAGCCACGTGAATTTCATCGTGAGCAAGATCGCTGTCAGCACTTAGGCTTTTAACATAAGTTGAAGTGCGCGGAGCGCCATCAAAGCTTGATGCGTATGCCCAGCCATTAAATGCGCTATCGGCGACTGTCGCAGCACCGCCTTGAGCTACAATGCCAGACCATGGGCAGATAGAAACTTCTAAAGAGTTACCTGCTTTGCCTGGATACTTAGCGAT